CAACCATTGCAACGCCGATAGCCGCAACAGCAGCAGCAGCACCAAGTGCGCCAGCAATAGCGGAAGTTCCACCAGTTGCAAATGCCATTGCAGTAGCAGTAAGGATCGCTTCTGTCTTTAATAATTTGTAAGCACCAATGATTATCTTTATTGCAGCAACAATTGCGGTTGCAGCAGTTACGGCTTTTGATACTGCCCAGATCGCAACTAGAACTCCACCGAACACTAAAAGTTGTTTTGAATAACTAGCAACTGTTTGAATAAATGCCCTAATATTTCTGCCCCAGTCGTATCCTGCTTGCGCAGATTTATCAAACGAACTTGCAACACTTTCCTTACCTGATAAACCGTTTATGAATCCCTCAAGTGCTGGCATTATGTTTTTAATAACGTAATCAACAAGTTTTGTCAAAGCAGGTAATAAGGCAGCACCAACAGATTCTTTTAATTCACTTGTTCGTTCACCAAGAATTGCTAACTTTCCCTCATAAGTTCCAGCAGCAACGGCAGCCTGCCCGCCGAACAAACCATTTAAGTATTCTTGCACTTTTCCAAAGTCTTTAGATTTTTTAATTGCATCTGGAATAACAATTCCTAGTTTGCTTAATCCAGCAAAATTACCGCCATATGCTTTGGTAAGCGAGAGTGAAACTGCTTCAATATCTTTTCCAGATCCTGCACTTACATCTAAAGATAGTTTTAACAAATCTTGCGCTTTAGTTACATCACCAGTTGCACGAACAAGATTTTCTAAGGCTGGTCGAAGTTGTGTATCAGATACACCAGTTGCAAATTGTTGGCTTGTAATAAATTTTTCATTAGCAGCGATCGCTGCATCAGTTGCGCCTGTAACATTTTGTAAAGTTTTAGCAAGTTTAAGTTGTGCTTTCTGATCAGTAGCAGCAGCCCGAACTGCATCTAAAGCAAATTTGCCAGCAGCAACACCTAAAGCACCGAATGCAACTGCGGTAACTTTTGTTGTTCCGCTTAAACCTTTGAATGCACGTTGCGCTCTATTAACTCCAGAAGCATCGAACGTGGAAAGAATAGGAAAAATGACCGCCATTTTTTACCTACCTTTTTTAAGTCTTTGAGTGTATTCTTTTTGCAGTTTTCTAATTGTATCGCGCACTTCATTTTCAACATAAGGTAATAAAGATTCAGCAGCAGGATAAACAAATCGAGATGCCTTGCCTGATGTATTATTTAACTCTCGAATCATTGCACGACCTGATCGTGTTTTACCAGACGAACGCCTGCCAGCCATATCTGCAATCTCAAAAGCAGCACCACCTAATCCTTTACTGCCCGCAACAATTGATACCAGTTGCGATCCTCGCCGTTCTGCCTTTTTAGAAAAGTTAGTTTTAACAACTACTTTTACACCAGATAAATTCCATCCAGTTCTACCTGTGTGCATCATTCCGCGCAATGGTGCTTCTCTCGGAATGTTCGATTTAACAGAAGTAACAATTGGTTGCGCTGCGGTTCTTAAATCTTTCCGCGCACGTTTAACAATGTCTTTGTCAATACCATTCAAGATAAGAACAACTTCTGCCATTCCAGTTGGTTTAACGCCAAGCATTATGTCCCCTGACTATTTCGCCAGCGCAGATACATACTTAAAGTGTAAAGCATACGTTCCGATTCTTGCATTAAAACTGATGGAGCAATACCAGTTTCACAAGCGAGATAGGCAAGATACCAATGTTGGGATGAGTCACCCAACCCAACTATTTTGGGTCTTGTTCACTCGCTTCGATCGTATCAACATCATCGCACCATTCGTCAAAACTTTTCTTAGTCTTGCCAAATCGACTTAACCAATGCCAAGCAATCCACAACAGATCAGTTATGCGGAAGTCACTCTCTAAAGATGCAACTGACTTTGTAAACTTATCCTCGAATGCAACTAGATCACGCGCAGTCGCAGAAACTTCCTCAACTGATTCATCATTAAAAGTTACGCGCAGGTTTACTTTCATTTGTTAGACCGTACCGCGTGTAACAGTTCCGCTTGTTGGCCACGTAACACTGAACGTAGCAATGTCACCAACAGAACTAGCGTGTGGTGAATAGGCGTTTACTAAGCACGTTGCCGTGTATGACGGATTAGTTGCAGAAACACTTGCAGATGTAGGAACGATTACAACAGTTGCCACGGTGTTAAACAATGGGAACAATGTTGCATCGATCGAAGATGCTGCAAAGTCTTGCATAAATTGTAAAGTTAGTGAACCTGTTTTTAATCCACCAACACGTTCGCGGAAAGTTCCACCGAATGCAGTTGTTTCTAAATCATCGGATTCCAATGCCAGTTCAACTTGATTGAGATTTGTGGAAAAGTTAGTGCCATTGATGGTCACCTTGTAATCCGTGGCTGCAAATTTTGCCATTCTTTTTTTGCTCCTAGTCTGAGTAACAAAGTATTATGAACTCTGCTGAGAAATAGTTTACATCACCAGCAGACACTTCACCATAATTGCGAACTTCTGACACTCGAACGTCATAAGCCTTACCGCCAAGTGTCTTATCTGATTCTATTGCACGTTTGATTGAGTTCGATCCCGTAGATGAAACCCACGAATCTAAACTATCTTGTGCAGTTCTTTCCGAAACTCTACTTACTAACAACAGCACAGAAAAACTATATGTTGTCATTCCCCCGTGGAAAGCATTGTCATAAGTTACAGATTGCGGTAAAACAATTGCAACAGGTGGCTTAGGATCATCAGGAACTTTTGCTGCTGTACGTAATCCAGTTATGGTTGCAAGATTTGTTGCCAATCCCGTTCTAAGTTCTGCGACTGATGCCATTATGCAAAGTTTCTTGTCGATCGATACGGCGCAATCAACTGTTCTACATCTGGATCAAGGTAACGACTAACGCGAACTGCACCCATATCACCAAAGCCAGCAACGCCAAGTGGTGAATCTAATCTCTTAAACAAACGTGATGATTGAATTACGCAAGCCTGAGTGATTGCTATCGGAACTGACGGCCAACCGAACACCGCGGTAACTTTTACCAAAGCCTGATCCGCTTCTACGGGGTACAAGTAATTTTCAACGGCGCGTATGCGTGTGTAAGGAACGGAAAGACCATCTGTATATCCGTTAGTTGGTTCAAGTTGATAATCGCCAACTGCCCACGTTGTATCGAAAACGCCATCACCCGCCGATGAAGTTTGTAAAGTGATCGCCGTTCCCGCAATGTCATCGGTCTGAACAATGTAAGAATCATCTGCTGCGTAGTATCGGGTTGCAGTTCCGAAAGAATAGAAAGAACGCATTGCAAATCCATCGATCGCACGTGATGCTGATTCGATTGCCATTTCCAATAAGGAATCGTCAAGTGCATCGGTAATTCGCATTGCTGCTTTTACCTGTGCCAATGTTGCGTAGCCGTTTGTGATTGCCAATGTTGCTCCCTGAGTCTTTCTCTATTCTATGACAGATAAGATTCTTTTATGACTTGGCTTGTAACTGGTGGTGCTGGTTACATCGGTGCTAATTTCCTACATCAAGCACAGCAAGATTTTATTGTGATCGATGATCTAAGTACGGGTTTTGCTAATCGAATTAAAAACAACAACATTCTTTATCAAGTAAACCTACAAAACATAAAAGACATTGATCTAGTTTTTAATCAGCACAAGATTTCCGGTGTAATACATTTTGCTGCAAAAAAACAAGTTGCTGAATCTGTGTTAAAACCCGATTTTTACCACGAACAAAATGTTGGCGGTTTTAATAACTTAATTAAAACGATGCACAAACATTCAGTTAAGAAACTTGTATTTAGTTCTAGTGCTTCTGTTTACGGGCAGCCAGAAACAGATGAACTAATAAAAGAAACTGATAACTGCAATCCAATAAATCCTTATGGTTTGACAAAGTTAAATTGTGAAAAGATAGCAAAGCAGTATGTCGATAACTTTGATTTTGCAGTGATCGCTCTTAGGTACTTTAATGTTGCGGGAAGTAATAACCCAGAACTGATAGACAGATTTACATTTAATTTGATCCCGATAGTTCTAGATCAAATTAAGAATAAGAAACAACCAGTTGTATTTGGCAACAATTACGACACGCCTGATGGAAGTTGCATAAGAGATTACATACACGTTACTGATCTAGCAGATGCACACATTTTGGCAATGGATTACTTAGAAAGTGTTGATTCTAAATTCGATGTGTTTAATGTCGGAACAGGAACGGGCAATTCAGTCCTTGAAGTTTTATCTATGATTGAAAAAGTTGCAGACACAAAACTTAATCCAGAAATTCGCGAAGCACGGTCTGGCGATCCGTCACGACTTGTTGCCGATGTAGAGAAAATTAGAAAGACATTGAATTGGGAAAGTAAGAAATCTTTATTAGAAATTGTTGCTGATTCCTTTATTGAGTTTTAGGCAAAAGAAAACCCCCGATAAATCGGGGGCTGTCTTTTTATTAGTTAGTGTTATGAACCTGCATTTTCTTTTACGATCTCTAAAGCGGTCTTGCTTAGTCGTAACATTCTCTTTGCGTGTTCTACATAAGATGGCTTTACTAGATTCTTTACGTTGTCTTCATACATCGCGATGTGTCGGTTAAGTGCCTTAACATCGTATTCTCTAACCATCATTTTAATCATATGCTGATCGTCTGCTTCTTGTAAAACTAACCTCATTATGCACCTGCCTTTGCGATTAAAGCCTTTTCAATAATTTTGTTGCAACGCTTACATTCGAAATCGTAACCGCGACCATCACCATTAATTGTTGAATGAACTATGTAACGCGAATTACATCTGGCTTGCACTAAATTATCTTTTGCAAGATGTACCCAATTTGTTTTTGAATCTGCAACGAATGTAAAACCTAGTTCCCGTGCCGTTGCTTTTGTGTAGTAATTATTCATTTCTTGCTCCTTTTTCCTAGCGGTTTCCCGCGCTGTTAAGACAAGCATACGTTGCCGTATAACAAAAGTCTAGTTAATTTAATAAGTTTTTTTTACTTAGTGGCATAAGGGTTTTGACGTATCCATTGCGGAATAACCACCCGCGCTTCCATATCACTAGGGGCAGAATGGTTCGCGTATTCGTAATCAACATCAATGGTATGAGTCGAATCATAAGTGGCATTTAATAGAGCAGTTCCACACCAGAACACCCAATCATCCCACGGCGTTATCGTCTGATCGAATTTAATTTTTTCCCATAACCATTTTCTAAACGGCGATCCACACGGAATCCAATTTGCACTAAGACTTAAAATTTGCTCTGCTGTTGTTTTTGCTGGTGTCCAGATTTGTCCCGTGTCATATTGAAAACCTAATGCGAGAACATCGGCTGTGCAACTTTCGACTTTATCAAATGCGTGTGGTCTGTAACGATCATCAATGCCGATCCACGCAATCCATTCCGTATCGCAATTTGCAATTCCTAGATTAAACATATTGCTGTATTCAAAATCACCATCCCAATCAATAACTTTGATTCCGTCTAAATCTAAATTGCTTCGATCAGTTCCAGAGTAAAGAACTAAAACAACATCATCGGGTTTGCGGTTTAGTTTCCTAATCGATTCAACCCATCCATTTATTTTTGATTCATAACCGTGACAGATGCCAACTATTCCTATTGTTGTACCAGTCTCCAAAATGTGTCACCTGCCTTGTCAATCATTTCTCGTAAGCGATCGGCATCATCCCAATCTTCAACAGATGTAATTCCTACATTGTCGTTGGTGTGAATTTTGCAACCTGAAAGTACCGCTTCCATTACGGCGCGACATTCGGATTCAAATGCTAAAGGTAAATGAACAAACCATTCTGATCTAGCCATTGCATCTAAAACTACGGAACGATCAACATTGGTTAGATCGAGAAATGGCAAACCATTTTCTAATGACCAAGCGTGTGCTTTCAATCTACCTTTTAACGGATGGTTACGAGCAGCCCATAATGCCATCGACTTTTTATCAAAATGATCGTGGCATTTATTCGTGTCGAAATAAGAAAGAACCTGTGCAGTTTTGCGTGGTTTTGACCAAGATAATTCACGGCGCATATGCGCTGGCGTATGAGTAACGAATAGCCGACTACCGCGAATCAAAGCGTTCAGACCTGCCCGTGGTGTTTGTAAATGATGAACGAATACGAACGGATCATATTCACTTAGCCGAAACAATTGCTGATCGGTAAATAAGTCTGTTCCTGTAACCACTATTGAATCGAATTTGTGTATGTCGTGTGTATCGAAATCTTGCGGCGTGACGATCTGTATATCAAAATCTAAGGGTGCTTGTTGTTGGTATTCGTAATCCGACATTTCAGCACCACCCGCGAACTTTCCGCTAAATAGCCATTCCTGCCCCTCAGAGCAAATCTCAGGGGTTTTTACAACGTGGTGGGTGTACCAACCTATGTTCACGGAGTTGGTCTTTCTACGGAACGCTGTGCAAGAATTTCCAATGTTGGTTTCCAATGCTTCTCATAGACATAATCCGCGCTGTAACTTTTAGCAAATTCAATTGCTTTCTCTGATCGTTCCTGCCCGCGATTGTAAGCATCCTCTAATGATTCGACAATCTTAGGAACTGACGGCATATGAAACCACGCTGTCTGCGGTGCATCCCAAAGCGGTTGCCCATCTACTAACCAGCCGTCACCAACAAGTTCAGTTGATGCTGCGAACTCCGACACGATCACGGGTGTTCCACAGGCTTGCGCTTCGATCGTAGGAATTCCAAAACCCTCGCCATAAGAAGTCGCAAGCAAAACATCCATTGCGGTATAAATCGTTGCAAGTGTTTGCTGATCGATTCCTGTTCGGTAAACGTAAGGATCAATGAATTTGTATTGATGTTCTTTTAATCCAACTGAGGTTAAAAGATCAACTAACTTAATCCCGCCAAGTGCGCCCATCGAATCTGTGTGCAAATAAAGGATCGCATCATCGTGCTTCTGCGCGAACATCGAGAACGCCAAGATGTTTTCGCCAAATGCTTTTCTGTTAGGGCTGACACCCTTATTCGCTGCATTCATTCCAACAATAAATCGATCGTTAGAAATTCCAATGTAATCTCTGCCTGTAATTCCTTTATGTCTTTTCATTGGCTTGAATACAGATTCGATTCCGTGCGGAACATATAAAGATTCGATGCCAACATTTTCTAACATCGCTTGTCCGTACTGACTCATTGCAATAGGCGTTACAAAATCCTGCCGACACCACGCAGCAACTTGTGGCGGTGCTGGAACGTGATCGATTGGAACCCAACTTGCAACATTCCAATCTGACCATCGCTTACCTTTGAAAACCCACACATCATAAAGTGTAAAAAGAATATGCGGTTGCTTAGGATCGATCATTGTCCAGTCGTGCATATGCGCGGGAACAACATCATTCGAATAGAGATCAGCACCGCGTTGATAAATCGGTATGCCGTTCCAGTCTGTGTTGCTTCCCTCTAATCCATAGTTGGAAAAAATTGCAACATCGTGTCCTTGCTCTTTCATTCGTTGCGTAACTTGCGCAGTTTGCGTTCCGTATCCAGTCGCAGCCCACGGCGCGTTGCTATTCCAACCGATTCTTAATGAGGATTTATTTGACACAGATTCTCCTTAGATTGTTTACAGCGTAATTTAACAACCCTCAAAAGTCTAATAACCACGCCACGAAACAGATGTTGAAATAAACTAGACAAATGTTATACAACACTTTATGCTTGTAGTAACAGCGCGGGGATACCCGCTAGGACAAAGGATCAAGAAATGAGCGGAATCAAGTTAATCGAACTAAACACAATCGGTGGTGAAGTTCTTTCTAACGTAGATGTAAACAGTGAACTTGCACTTAGCGTTCGTCAGTTCGTTGAGTCAGTTACTAAATACCAAAACAAAAAGACAAGCAAAACAATCGATTACTTAGTACGCGATATGTTGCGCGACATTGATTCATTAAAAATCTACGGTTACGCAATCGCAGCAAAGCACACCACGAGCGGTCAGATCGAAATCTTTAAGGTAGGTGCATAACAATGGGCGATAAGCAACAGCAAAGACTTTACGCAGCAGAAACTAAAGCGGAACTAAAATCAACACCAGATTTCGTAACAGTTGCAGAATGTCAAAAGTACGTGAACAAAGTTCTAAACAGCAAAGCGGTTCTAGATATGTTCAGCAGCAAAGAACTAGGTCACGGTGCGTTAGTAGTTACAGTTTTAGATGGTCGCGGTCATCGCAGAGCGACAGCAACAACAGATGGTCGTGGTGGATTAGTTATTCAGTTGCCAAAATGGGCGCGCAGTAAATTCGTAATACTGCACGAATTAGCACATCACTTGCAAAAAAATTACGCGATTAACAACTGGCGCGAATCAATAAAGATTGGTCAAACCGATCCGATCGCAACCCAATCGCACGGTGCGAGATTTACAGCATCATTCCTTTTCCTAGTTAAGCGAGAACTTGGAAAAGATGTTCACGATCGATTTGCCACCGCGCTCTGGGAAAACCGATGCAAGACACTTGATGGCGGTCGCGTTGTTTCGGTATCGCTTCCGCGAAAGCAGGCAGACAAACTAACAGCCTAAATAAGAAAGAACCCCGACAGCCTGCGCTCTGTCGGGGTTCTTTCTTTGTTCCTAAATGACTAGGATGCTCCACCAGCAAAATACTTCACGTGTGAAGTCTGGATTAGATTTCCATCCACGCGCATTGTTGCGCGGAATGTAATCAAGTCATTCTGGAATGCGTAATCATCCGAACGATCTAAACGCAATCCACCAACGGTGCGTGCGTAGTAACTTGGCAAGTGACCAAAGATTACTGACTTAGCACTCGTAGCGGTATTAGCCATTGCTGGATTCTCGTAGATTGGGTAACCAAGTAAAAGGTCACGTGCTTCTGCGGATAGTGATGGCGCGAATAGGTACTGTCCTGCGGTGTCTTTCAACTTGCGAACCTTACCGATACTTGCGCCGTTCATCTGCCAACCAGTTCCTGGCAAAGTACGACCAGCAACATCAACCGAATACACAAGATCGATTAAGTTGTCTGCGGTGAATACACCAGCAACTGCGGTCGAACCCGTAATGCCTGAACCAGCAGAAGTAATAATTCCTGTTGGCTGAGTAGTTCCAGTTCCAGTTGTTAGTGCGCCGTTTACTGCATAACCAAGTGCGTTACCAGTCTGTGTCGCTAGGAATCCAAGAATGTCCACGCCTGCATCTTCAACCATTTCACGGCTGATCTGTGTTAGGAACGAATACTTGTATGCGCCTAGAGTTACGAACGAATTGAATGTTGGATCGCTCTCACCAATGGCTGCTGCTTCTGCGGATACTGTGCCTGTGCTGTACGCGCTTAGGCTAGGAATCTGCAAGTTCTCGCCACCCGATGTTGAAAGGATGGTTGAAGTTTCAAGCATTGGTCCAACGTGACGGGCGAGCATAAGCACTTGGTCCTAGAACGCAGTTGGAACTGGGCTGCCAGTACTCGACTTCAAAACATCGCGCTTTTCAAATGAATGTGAACGGATTTCGCCACGGGCAAGTGAACGGATTAGATCTGCATCATTAATAGATGGTACAGATACTTCTGGTCGTGCCTGTGCTTCGAAACCTGCCATTGCTTCGGCAGCGCGTTCTTCACGTTCTGCTTGTGCTTTGATAGTGTCGATCGTTGCAGCACGCTGATCTAGATCAGCCATAATGCGGTCGTAAGTTTGATTTTCTTCAGCAGACAAATCGCGCTTTTCTGATGCTGCGAAATCTAGCAATTCTTTTGCTTGTTCCCACGCTTTTGCGCGAGCATCTACTTGCTGATTGATGTAATCAGACATATGTTGCTCCTAAGTTTGTTGGTTGTTGTGTTCTTACAAAATCTGCGTGGCTCCACGACAGTAAACGCAACGGTGGCTCCACGCAATTGCATAACTTAATTATGACACAAAAAAAAATAGGCTTGGTGGCTTCCTCTCCACCTAGCCTATTTCTCAGAAAAGATTAACGTGTTTCAGTTACCTTTGCAATCCGTGTTTCCTCAACAGGCTTAAAGGATTTAACCTCAAAGCATTCGGCAACTATCGCTTCGCAAATAACATCCGCGAACTCTACAAAAACACCTGACTGCGGATTACCTAGAACATTCATATACGCTTTTTTAACATTCTCTAAATTCATTAGAACACCTTTGCCATTAGATCAAGTTGCTTCCGCTTTAGTTCTAGTAGTTCGAGATTCGTTGGCTGTTCGGCGCGTAGTTTAGAAACCACCTCAGAAATTAAATCAGCGTGTTCTGCATCTAGAGTTTCGCCCGCTTCTAGTCGCGTGATTGCATCGCTTAACGCATCTACATCCACGGCAGTACGGGTAGCAAGAATGTCTAGAGATCGCACAGATGCAGTCGTTGCTTGATACGCGGGGAATCCTGTAACAATAGAAACTTCGTGCAAACGAATTTGATGCAGTTCGCGTGTTGATCCATCGTCTGACCATCGATCTCCACGCGGGGGAACGCTAAAACCAAATGACATTGAATTAACATCGCCACGTTGCATTAGAACCGAAAGATCACGACCAGCAGTTGTATCTGGCAGATCTGCTTCCGCTAGTAATCCGCGTGAATCCTCGCTGAGTCTTAAAGTTCCAGCACGACTAGAACCTAGAACAACATCTGTGTTGTGATTCATAAATAGTTTTATTTCGTTGCGCGACTTTAACGAACGCTGAAATGCACCACCCTTAATAACTTCTGTGAATGGTAAAGGTTCTGATGGTGAATCGAATACGGCTGCGTATCCTGTAAAACTCATTCCATCGCTTGATGCTTCGCCGTTACGAACATCAAACTCAACTGTATTAACTCTACGTTCTACTGTTGTTGTCATTTCTTGCCTTTCATCGTTGTTCAAGTTTAGTGCAATAGTTTTCCATTTTTCGTTTTGTTCCGCGTTCCGATCTTGCTGTTCATTTCTAATTCGTTCAACAACTCGATCCGCGTAAGACATAGTTCGCCGTGCTTGTTCTTTCGTTGCTCCTGATCCCCACAGGAAATGTGCGACAACTCCAGCACTAGGATAACTTTCATTACTAGGGGAAGCAGCAGGAGCATCTAGGTCAGGCATATGGCGCGCAATCCACGCTGCTATCCGAATCCACTTATCATCGGAAACTTGTCCATCAGCCATCAGTCTTGCTTCCCGAACAGTCTTATCAGTTAAGCCATCGCCCGCTTTTCCATCGGCATAAAATTCTAAACCACGACGAGCAGCAGCGCGCATAAAACTTGGTGCATCTTGATTTATTGCGCGCATACTTTCTTGCACGTCATTACTTTGATCTGACGGAACTTCTGGAATATCAGAAACATTTAACGCGGTGATTCCTAGTTCTCTAAATGCTGCGCGGTTCTCTGCGTTGTTATCGATTGCAAGAATGACGTTGTATTTCTGAAGCAACATTTCTGCGGTTGCTTTCTTAAACTCTACGGAATCAACTGAACTATTTTCTTTCATAAACAATTGGTCATAGTCGATTCCTAAAGAATCTAGTTCAGCGATTGTTGTATCTCGATCTGCCTGAACACGCGCTGTAACAATAATTATTTCTGTATCTGACATATCATCTAAATAGTTGTAAGTCTTTTGAATTAGAACACCATCGTTAGAAATAAGTGTGCCGTCAATGTCTGCGATTACAGCAAGTTTTCCTGACTCAATTCGTTCGCTTAAAAGTTCCATTAGTCTTGTGTCTGCCTTAACCAAGAAACTGCGTGTGATCCTGACGCACTTATTGCGTATAAGGATTCAGCAGGATTCATAATAAGTTCTATCGAATCTAATTTCATTAAACGTAATCCTGTTGCACTTGTAACCGAACTGTTGCCTAAAAATAAATCTTGAGTATTGTCGTTGTTATGCACGTAAAGTCGTGATCCGTTACTCGAACATCCATCTATTTGTATTGCGCTTGTTCCTACGGTTATCTGTCCAGAAGTAATTGCCATTATGATCCCTTAAACGCTTGCTGCTGTTCTTGATTTTTCAATAAGTTCTGTTCCATCTGAAACAAAAGTTAATACAAAGTATCTGCCCGACAAAATTCCTGTTGCTAAAGTTCCAGTTGTTTTGAAGTTCGCTGAATTAAAAGTTACTGTTCGTGAAGTCGTTCCAGTTGTTACAAGTATTAAAGTGCATTGTGTCCCTGCTGGTGGGCAAATAGTATTCGAAAGTGTAATGCTTGCTCCAACAGTAAGTTGCATAACTGTAACTTGCTCAAAGGAAAGATCCTGTGATGCAGAGATAGTTCCAATGTTTGAATAAGAATCTCTTAATATTCCTGCGTTCGTTATTCCATCGATGCCTGTGGTAAAACTTAACGCGCTTATGTTCTGACCTGTATTAACTATCGGAACATCAAAAGTTGCAGCAGTTAAATCAATATTTAATGCGCTTGAAAGTGCGAGAATGTCGAATGCAACAACAGTATTAGCAACAATCTGATCATCAAGATAAATTGCATTCGCATTAATGTCACCAGATTCATCGCGCAGAACAATAGAGTTTGGGGTTGTTGTTGTTGTTATTAGATACTTTGATTGACTCACTATTTAACTCCATAAACAGATTCAGGATCAGCAGGATCAATCTGCGCGATTGCTTGAAGTTGAACAGACGGTAAACCTGTGTGAGAAATTGATGGCAAATCTAAAGCAGATAAAACACCAGCAGGATCAAATCCGCTTAGAATAAGTTTTTGCGCCATCGTAACTCTCTTGTCAGTTTCCACGAGAGAAGCAGCACCCAAATCCACGTTAGCCAAAGGAACACGATAAACCTCACCACCATCGACAGGCAGTAAATCCTCGAACCTGCGAATGTCATTGACCGATAAGAAACCTGCTTGCGATCCAATTGAATACCCGTTCATTCGTGTAGCAAAATCACCACGCAATAATCCATCAACATTAAAACGAATAAACGCACCCTCTGGCAACAAAGTGCTGTAAGCATCCTCCATCTTGGCAATATACGGTCGTAAAGTATGCGTTACGAAATTTATGTTTTGTTGCTCTACGGAATTGTAAGACATTGCGCCAGCAGATGTAATTCCGATCATCGGCGGTGGTACGCGGAAAATTCTTGCAATCTGTTCAACTGCAAACTTTTGTGAGTCGAGCATTTGCGCTTCATCGGGATTAACACCTGTACGAACAAACTTTGCGCCACCAGTTAAGATGCCAGTTTTGTGTGCCTTGCGAAATCCTTTATGACGAGAATCGAAACCATCAACTAATTCTTTTGCTTGTTCTCGATTTAATCCCATCGGGGTTTCGATAACACCAGAAGTTGTAGCACCTTGTCCAAAGAATCTAGATGCAAAAGATTGTAACGCGCTAGCCAAACCAAGATTATCTTTTAATTCAGAAACTCTACTTACACCACGAAGTTCGCCAGCCTTGCGCATTTCCGTCATATGCAACATATCTTTTGCTACAACTGGATATGTATTGTTCTCGTCAATAATGTAGATCAGTTCCCGCGTTACTGCGGTGCGTGTAACTTTTACTCTGTTCGGATCGATTACAACTAAGTTTGCAACCTGTCCAGAATTATCTCTGTAAATACGAACGAAAGCATTACCATCTAGCAATAAAGAAATAAGCACCTGTTGGTAATGTTCCGTGCGTAAAAGATCAATGTCTGGTCGCTGAACCCAAGATGGTTGCGGGCGATACGGTTCACGGTTGCCATCTACACGGCGAAAGGAATCAACTGGAAGTGTAGAAATCGTGTCAGAGATTAAAAGAACACAAGCATAAAAAGCATTGATGCGCATCGATGTAATCTGATCAATGTTTGTTCCCGCTTCGGTAGTAAATGCAAAAGAATCACCCGCACCCCAAATTGATTGGAAACTGATTGCTCGATCCTCTTGCTTGTTATTCGATAAACGCCCAAGCATTATTCATTACCTTTCTCAAACGCTAAACCTACGACAACGCAACTGATGCCTATTGCAACAATTCCTAAAGGCAAACTAAATAAACCTAATCCAAAAGAAATGCAAGCAAGACCAACTAATTGTAAAATTGTGGATAACAACTAACACTCCCTAAAAACTAAAGAACTGTGGAACAACGGGTTCGTCACGTGAAACAGTTGCCCTATCAAATCCAATGATACTAGCAACCGCAGCATCTATCTTTCGCGGTGATCCTCTATGTTCTTTTACGATGCGTGGTCCAATACGATCAGTCTTAACAACAGCGTTAGATAAATGTCTAGTTAGCAATGGATTGCCATCGTGTGTAAGTTTCCCCGAAACAACTGCATCGTAAAATTTTGCACACGCTGGAACCATACGCGCTGGTGATGTAGATGGCCACTCAACGATAGGGAAACCCGCTTCATCTAAAACTTGCATTGTTCGTTGCCACCTAAAAGGATCGCAAGCAATTTCTCTTACGTTATGTGTGCCACAAAATTCAATGATTGTATTTTCAACATCAAGGATATCTACGCGCCAATCATCTTCATCATCTGGTTGTTTTTCCCAAGCCTTAACCATAAAGACATAGGGCTGTTCCTCGCAAGTAACACCAATGATTACGGAAGCATCACCAGAGAAAGAACCATCAAAACCTAGAATAACTGGTGTATCAGAATCGATAACGCGCTCAATCGCTAATGGTTCCCACGATCCGTTAGGTAACCACGACAGTTGCGAACTTACCCATTGATTGCATCGCTTAGTTCGAAACTCTGCTTCTGGTGTACGTTTAACCATCGCTGCGAAATCTGCTGGATCATTAAGATCACCGAACGCAGGATTCGCTGCTTTCCAAGTTTTTTCAATTGTGTGATCCGCTTCATTCTGTGCTTCCCACCACGCCATAAAAAATGTTGGATCATCAACTTCTTTTGCAGCAACTCTTTTACCGTACTGATACAAATTGTATGCAGTTGAATCTTGTCCAGTTGAATCCGACTTAACACCCGCAGTTGTAATTGCAATTGCCATAGGCTCACGGCGCGCACCCATACCAAGCAACATCGTGTCCCAAAGTTCTCGATTCGGTGCTGCGTGTAGTTCGTCAAAAATAACCATCGTTGGTGACAAACCCTCTTTTGTAAATGCTTCACTTGATAGAACGCGATACACCGATCCAGTTGTGGGAACTTCGATTGCATCGCGGTAAACATTACACAGTTCGGATAGTTCGGGTTCTGCTTCAATCATTTTCTTAGCATCACCAAAAACAATTCGCGCTTGTTCTTTATCTGCTGCACAGGAATAAACTTCACCACCGTGCGCACCCATAATCAAAGACCATAAACCGATGCCAGAACCTAACGCACTTTTTCCATTCTTTCTTGCCATTCCGATTAGAGCAGTTCTGTGCTTAAACTTTCCCGCGGTGTTTACTGCAAACAAATTATTTAAGAGTTCAGATTGCCACGGTCGCATTTTCATCGGATCGCCTGAATAACCTGCAACTGTTTCTTTAGTTTGAATTGCAAATGTATTTATGAAATCGGTAACTTCAAAACCACGTGATTTTTTTAACGCAGTTTTATTGACAGGCGTTAAAAGAGTTGGTGGCCAAGATTCAATTTTGGCTGGCACGTGCTTTTAATTCCTCTAATTTTGATTGTCGTTTAACTTCGGCAACACCAAGTCGTGTTCGATCCGTTGGCGTGAATCCTAGTAACGAAAGATTTGCAACAAGTTGTCTATCTAACTCTCTTAATGCTTTTCTTTCATCTGGTCTGTTGCTGCTCATAACTTGAATGCGCAAATTCCATCGTTCGTCTAGTAACTCACAAGTCATTAGCAATAAATCAATGTCGGTCGTAGGGCTGATCCAACTTTGTCCCATTCCCCAAATACGATCCCAGAGTTGTTGTCCAGCAGATAGTAATGGTCTGTGAGGTTCGGGAATGCTGTAAGCAGATGGAAGCAAAACCATCTCACCTTGATTCGGTAAAGGTCGCTTGCCAGGATTGCCAATCATTCTTTTTTGTTCAGTTGGCTTTGGTGGTCTGCCACGTGTAGCCATAATTTTTTATCCCTCTAGTTATTTATTTGACGAGAACCAAGTGATGCCATCGTTCTTTCTAAACCAATCAACAGTTTCACTTATTCCATCTTGCAAAGACTTAAAACTTTGATGATCTATTCCTATTGCTGCAAGCGTTGAAACATCTGCACTAACTACTGTACCAAGTTCGCGGATAACTCTGCGAACATCAATGCTTCGCAAGTAAGGATTAACATCAAGAACGCTATGAACAACTGTCATTAACTTTTCTTGTGTATCTATTGCACCGCCAAATGGTTCGCCCGCGCGCATCGGCACGGTTTCGATCGTACCGCCATCAACATTTGCAATTACTTCATTAGCGACTGCAAGAACACTTGATGGTATCTTGTTGCCAACATCGATCGGATGATCTGGAACATTACCTTTGCTTGCTTCCTCTAAAGCGGTAACAAATACGCGGGCAACATCGCCTACCCAAACCGAATCACTAATTTGTGTGCCGTCACCATAGACACGTAACGGTTCACCGCTTAACGCAGATGTTACGAATGACGGAACAATCTTTCTTACCTTTGATGAACCCTTAGGTGCTGGCGCACTTTGTCGTGGTCCATACGCATTCATTGGTCGAACGGAAGTCACACGCAGACCTCGATCCATTCGATACATATCAACAAATCTTTCGCTTGCTGATTTCGTAATGCAGTAAGTTCCCCGCGCAATGTTCGCGTTACCAACGGCTGCAAACACAACGGGTAAGTCGTATCGTGTCGCTGCTTCAAAAACATTAAGAGTTCCGATGATGTTTGTTTCTGCTGCTGGTAGCGGAGCATCAATTGTTTCAACTGTTCCTAGTACGGCTGCAAGATGGATAATGCCATCAACGTGTGCTGCAAGTTCATTAACGATCGTGCTATCTCGTACATCACCAAGCATTCCATTTTCTGCTCGCCCGCGATGATCTAGGATAAGCGGTGTATGACCACGCTTTGTTAATTCCTCGCAAACATACGAACCGATAAAACCTGAACCGCCAGTTACACCAATTTTCATTTCTATTTCCTTTTGTATTTTTCATTGATTATTTTAGGGACAGCGTTATCCCATTTAATTGAATGATGAAAACGTCTATCAGTTCTGCCCATCGTTCCGATGCTTACGCAAGATGGTGCCATCATTACCGTGTAAAAACTTTTTGTGTATGTGCCGGAATCTTTGTAAAATTCAGACATTCCACCAGATGCTTGTTGTGTCTGCACCTGATTTAATTGCAAAGCCATTGTTGTTAAGAATAGTGAACCGCGCTGTCCATAGCAAACGTAAGAATTAACATCATCATTAACTCTGCCAATAAAATTTATTGGTGTATCTGTGCGACAAAAAAATGAATTCATTGCTTTACGCAGTAAACCGTTTTTTATTTTGCCATCTACTCCGCCCATATGATCGCCACCTTGCGACATTGCAACTGTAACGGCGTTTGTGCTTTCTAGTAGATCGAGCATTGAATCAACTATCTTGTCAAAGTTAGTTATTTGTTTTGAGCAAATTTTGTCACCCTTGACAAACCTATGTAAGAAAACCGTGTAGTCATCATCTAGTTGCAAAAAATAATCTAGTTTTAATTGTTTAGCAATTTCAAAGGAAGCATTGCGAGCATAAACAATTGCGCGATGATCGTCACCCGAATAAGCATCATCAAAAGTTTTTGCAATTGCTTTCTTGTCAAACATAAACACGTTTTCTTTTCCGAACTTGTCTATGTAAGTTTGTCCCTGCGTATCCTCATTATCAATTATGAAATAAGTTTTGCCAGAATAGTTTGCTTTCTTTAATGACTCTAAAGTAATTACATTGTCTGGTCTGCCGTGTGTCAAAATAAAAATAGCAAAATTCTTTTTATCTCTAGCCATCTTGTTTTTCTAACAGTTCGATTGTTTCCATAAATTTTACATAACCATTTTTGATTGCATCTGCCATATCAATAATTACTAGGGCTGACTGCTCCATTAATTCTTGTGTGTCCTTATCGCAATGCGCGTAGTATTCAGCAATCAATTTATAGTTAAAAACTAAATGCCTGTATGTTCCTAAGATTAAAAATTGTTCAACATTTTTATCCGACAAATTTTTAGCATAAATTTCTTTTTGCAAAAACTTTGTTTTACTTTCGTTCACTAAAGATTCACTTGTAGGTTTCTCGCCAACTATTTCGTACTGCGGAATGTTTAATGATTGTGTATAAAGATTCTCGTGATCATCGGGATTACCTAGCGGTGGTTGCAGTTCAACAAATCCAAACTCTTGTAGTTCCCAACCGACAGCATCAAGTTCTAACATCTGTTCTTTAAGAACTTCCGCATTCCATTCCGCAAGTTCAGCAGTTCGATTATCGGCAAGTGCGTAGGCTTTGATCTGATCCCAACTCCAACCAATCGGTGTTCGACTTATTGCTATTTCAGTCCAACCTAATTTCTGTGCTGCTTCGAGAGTTCCGTTACCAGCAACAACGATGTTGTCGGGCGTGACAACAATCGGTTTACGCTGCCCGAATAATTTAAGCGATCCCGCAATTGCATCTAGATTTTTTGCATCGTGTTTTCTAGCGTTCGTAGGATCGAACTTCAATAAATCAATTTTTACATTTTCAATTCGCAGATCAGTCATAAATCGGATGTTACAGGAAAAACGTAAGAAATCAACAACTGTTCTAAAAAATCCTTTTAATTCGGGGTTTTTAGGAAAACTGGGAATTTTGCGACAATGCCTACATAGG